GTATACCACAGGTCTTCCTGGACCTGGTGGTGCCATACAGTTGGATGGTGAAGCTTTGAAGCAGGAAGGTTTTGATGACATGGAAAAACTTAAGCAAGGAATTTTCTTGTTTGAAGAAGGTAGTAGACCTTTAGATTTCATAATTGGCTAGCCAAAATTTTTTTGCATTTATCATAATGCACATAATTAGTATTAACTGAGGATACTTGAATGATAATTGGCATTGTGGGACACATGGGATCAGGCAAAGATACCGTAGGCAAATTCATCACACAATTATCAGGACGCAAGGATAGTTTTGCAGCACCTCTTAAAGATCTATGTGCTAGCGTGTTTGGTTGGCCCAGAGAATTACTGGAAGGCGACACTCTGGAGAGCAGGGAATTTCGTGAATCTCCTGATATTTTTTGGACCAGAAAAACTGGCATAGATAATTTTACTCCCAGATTAGCACTACAATTAATGGGTACAGATGTTCTCAGAGATCATTTTCACAATGATATATGGATGAATAGTCTGGAATACAGATTACGCAAAGTACCAGATAGTGAAACTGTGGTTATAACTGATGCTAGGTTTACCAATGAACTTGACCTTATCAAGCACTTGTGTGGTACAATAATTTGGGTACAACGAGGTGAATTACCCAACTGGTACGAAACAGCAGTAGAAGCCAATGGTGGTAATGTAGTTAGTAAGCGTATAATGACTACTAGATTCAAGGATGTTCATCAATCAGAATGGAATTGGGCTGGTTATCCAGTGGATCACATAATTAGAAACACTGGAACATTACAAGATCTAGAATTTAAAACTCATCAAATACTCCAACAGATCAGAAAGCGTCAAATTTCGGCGTGAGCCTATTTATCCTTTTGTAAAGATTTTTTTCCGTAGATATTCTAATCAGGCATGTTTCTGTGCTTTTTGGATAAATATTGCTAACTTATTCACAATAGGAGAGTTATTATGGCTACATTAGTATCACCTGGTGTGAGTATTAGCGTAAGTGACGAAAGTTTTTACGCCAGCGTAGGTGCAGGCACTGTGCCACTCATTGTAGTGGCCACAGAGGAAAACAAGGCTGCATCCGATGGTTCAGGTATTGCTCCTTATACAACACCTGAAAATGCTGGTAAAGTATTTAATATTTCTAGTCAGCGTGAATTACTCATCAATTATGGTAATCCAAAATTTTACACCACAGGCGGCACACCGCTTCATGGTTATGAACTGAACGAATATGGTCTGGAAGCAGCAAGAAGCTACTTGGGTTTTGCTAACCGTGCATATGTTCTCAGAGCAGACATTGATCTTGCTAAACTTGCACCTAGTGCTACAGCACCAACTCAGGCACCAGCCAATGGTCAGTGCTGGTTAGACATCAACAACACCTCATGGGGTGTGAAGCGCCGTGTTGGTGGTGAGTGGGTATTGCAAAGTGTTGTAGTTGTACCTGCAACTGATATTACTTCAGAGGGCATCCCCACAACTGCATATGGTGTTGATTATGATATCGGTGTTGTTTATTTTGATACAGATGGCACCACAGCTGACACAATCAAAATTTGTGAAAGACGTTCAGGTGCATGGTTTGTTATTGGTGAATCCACTTGGAACACTGCTACAACCAACGTGTTGTTGATCAATGATCACTTAAACATTCCCTCAACCAGAGCAGATGGCACATCTCTCAGAGAAAATGACATTTTCCTGCAGACATCGGCGCCTAATCAGGGTTCCAGCATCAATATTAAAGTTTATAATTCTAACACTGGCGAATGGTTGACTGAGGAGACATATGGCTCACGTTATAGTAGTTCTGCTTATGCTTATTATTCAAGCCAGGGTGGTCCTGTTGATGGTGATATTTGGGCAGACTACGACGAGACACCTGTTGCAGAAATTATTGTGCGTAGTTGGGAGAATGAGACAGACGGCTTGGAAAACATTTTCTATAGCTCAGTTATTTCACCAACTGACCCACTGTTTGATTTAACCAATCACATCAATAGTGCTGGTACAGCTGCAATGTGGATTTCCATCAATGATAGTGGAGTTTTTGATGCAAACGGATATATTCCAGTTTATTTCACCACTGACTCCAACAACGATGGTTTTGCTAGTTTATCTGACGCAGTTAGTGACATTAACAACAGTGTTTCTGGTGCCACAAATACTGATCTCAGAGACAAGCTCAGAGCAGAGATTGTAAATGGTAACCAAATTAAATTTACTCAAGCCGATGGCTGGCAAGTCAAGTTCTTTAATGGAACAATTCCTGGCTGGGCACCTAGCACACTGGGCCTGCAGTATGGTTCACTGGGTAATCCAACATCTGCTTTTGCGTACAGTGAGTGGGCAGCACTTTCATATGTAGCTGGTGCTACTGCTCCTCTGGGCAGTGTTGCAGACAAAACATTGTGGTATGACAATGTAATCAGCAACGATAACATTGATTTACTAGTAAGCACTGGTTCAAACTGGTCCACCTTCAATGGTGATGTACAGTTCCAGGTCCTTGCCCCAACAACTCAGTCCACTGGTGGTACTTTGCTGGTAGGCGATGTATGGATTAGCACTGATAATTTGGAACTTTATCCACAGGTTTATCGTTGGACTAGTTCAGGCTGGAGTTTGGTAGACAATGCAGATCAAGACACATCTGCTGGTATCGTATTTGGCGATTTCCGTGCCAACACCACAGGCGCTTTGTTTACTGACGCACCCAATCCTGTGCTTTACCCCACAGGCATCCTGGCATGGAACATGATTGCCAGCGGCGGTACTATCCGTGAATGGGATGAGAGTGCAAGTCGTTGGAGAACTGTGAGCGGATTAAAGGCTGACGGTTCACCCTATATGCTCAGAAATGCGCAACGTAACATGGTAGTGACTGCCATGCAAGCGGCCATGAATGCAAACGAAGATATTCGTAACGAAGGATTGAGATTCAACCTTATTGGTTGTCCTGGTTATCCAGAACTCATGGATGAGATGATCAACCTTAACGTTGACAGAAAGGAAACTGCATTCATTGTGGGTGATACTCCCATGAGATTGCCAGCTGACAATACCAGCATCACTAACTGGGCTACCAATGCTAATAATGCATCAGCCAATGGTGAAGATGGTCTTACCATAGCTAACCCTTATGCCGCTGTTTACTATCCAAGTGCACTGACTTCAGGCTTGGACGGCACAGACATCATGGTACCACCTAGCCATATGATTCTCAGAACCATGGCTTACAACGATCAGGTAGCTTACCCATGGTTTGCGCCTGCTGGTTACCAGCGTGGATTGGTTAGCAATGCTACTAGCGTGGGCTTCCTGGATGCAGAAACTAGCGAATACAAGCCAGTTGCACTGAGCCAGGGTCAGAGAGATAACTTGTATCTCAACAAGATTAACCCCATTGGCACATTTACTGGTCGTGGTATTGTAGTGTTTGGTCAAAAGACACTCAATCCAGTTGCTAGTGCACTAGACCGCGTAAACGTAGCACGTTTGGTTAACTACATCCGTGACAGACTGGATGAAGCAATGCGTCCATTCCTGTTTGAACCCAACGATGAAATCACCAGACAAAACGCCAAGACCACAGTTGACCGATTCCTGGGTCAGTTGGTTACTTCGCGTGGTTTGTTTGATTTCCTCAGCGTTTGTGATACATCAAACAACACACCAGATCGCATAGATCGCAATGAACTTTGGGTGGATATTGCTATTCAGCCTGTCAAGAGCATTGAATTTATCTATGTTCCAATTAGAATCCAGAACACACTGGGCGAAACTGGTAGTAACTGATATTATATATCACCTCTGGGGGGCTTCGGCCCCCTTTTTTGTGAGTTTAAAACAGCATTTAATAGAAAAATGCTTTTTTTGATAAATAATGGCATATAATTATCCAGTAGGAGATATAAAATGGCAAATATTAATACAGTTGAAACCCGTGACAAGTTTGGTGTACCACTGGCTGGTAACCAAGGTAACGGTATCCTTATGCCAAAACTTCAGTATCGCTTCCGCGTTACTATGTTGGCAGGTTTCGGCGGAGAGCCCCAATCCAGAGTGCTTACTCAAAATGTTCAGAGTGTGACTCGTCCAACTGTTAACTTCCCAGAAGTAATTGTGGATTCATACAACAGTAAGAGTTATATTCATGGTAAGCATGAGTGGTCCACAATCGATTTAGTTGTTCGTGATGATATCACAAATGCTACTTCCAGACTGGTGGGTGCTCAGTTGCAGCGTCAGGTCAACTTCTTCCAGCAGACTACTCCAGCTGCTGGCAATGATTACAAGTTTGACATGCAAGTGGAAACCATGGACGGCACAAACGCAGGCCCCACAGAAGTATTTTATCTGGAAGGGTGTTTCCTGCAAAATGTTGCATATGGTCAGAATGATTACAGCGTCAACGATCCAGTTCAGATTACCATGACTGTGCGTTTTGATAACTGCACACACTACCAGGGCGATAACGATATCAATGGTAGATTGGTTGGTGGTAATCCATTCCCAGATCCAGCAGTCCTTAACGACACTGGCATCCAGGCATAATAATGGTATGGCATGGCGGATTCTCTCTATAAGAACGTTTGGACTGCGTTAACAGGTTCAGGTTTTTATTTGCGGGATTTCCGCAATGCATATCACTATAACCCTTCTCAGGACCCTCCCAGACAACAATTCGGCGGATACGTCAGCTTTGTGCTAGACAGGGACCTGTTTGCGACTCCATTTTTTGATAGATCAGACAATGATGAACTCAGAACCAGAATGAGCAGTTTGGTTAGAACGGCTGATTTACCACAGGTGGATTTTAAGACACAAACTTTGAACGAATACAACAAAAAGAGGATAGTAAACACTGGCGTGGAATATCAGCCAGTTACTATCAGAGTTGTAGATACTGTAAGCAACGCATGGTTACAAATGATAATGAAATATTTTTCCTATCATTACATGAATCCCAGAAACAAGGGCGCAACAGGTGACAGAGACGTCAATAGCACAAACATAGGACAGGGCGGTGCTGATTTTATTGGTAGTCAATATGGAGCTGGCGGCCCATTTGATAGCAACAAATACGGCTACAATATTAACGAAAACCCCAACTTTTTTGAGCGCATAGACTATGTTTTGTATCATGCGCAAAAAGGCGTGCAATACAGTTTGATTAATCCTGTCATGACAGGCTTTACTCATACTCCCCTGGATTATGCTAGCAATGAACTCATGGAATTTACTCTGACATTTCAATACGAATCCTTTACCATATATGATGAGACTAATTTCGATCTTA